GTTTTAACAACCGCCGACCTGCTGACCGTTGTTACCAGCGTTGCCGGGGCAATCTCAGTCCACGCATCCTACGTTGACCTAAACGGCACAACGGTCACGCCGGGGCGCACGAATACCGCGTCAATTACGACTGCCACCACCACCACGGTGGTCGCCTCGCCGGGTGCCAGCACCTACCGCAACGTTAAGTTTTTGAGCGTTACCAACACCTCGACAACTATTCAAAACACAGTCACCGTCAATCACACCGACGGCACAACCGTTGAAAAACTGACCAGCGCGTTGCTGGGGGCCAACGAGACTTTGCTTTACGCCGAAGGCGCGGGCTGGCAGCGCGTAAACGGCTCAGGCACGCCAATCACAGCAGGCACCGCAGCGCCGGTGGATACGCAGACTTTTTCGGCTAACGGCGTTAACACTTGGACTAAACCCACCACTTTCACGCCAACAACAGTTCTCGTTCGGATGTGGGGTCAAGGCGGCGGCGGCGGCGCGGGGGCAAGTTTGGCAACGGCGGTTGTGGCTAAAGGCGGCGGGGGCGGCGGCGGCGGAGCCTATGTCACGCAACAATTTACGGCATCTGAATTAGGCGCAACCGTATCAATTAACATAAACGGCGGCGGCGCTGGCGGTGTTCCCGGTGCTATTGGCATCGCAGGCGGCGCTGGTTCGCCGGGGGGCAACACAACTTTTGGCGCGATATTAACCGCTTATGGCGGTGGTGGTGGGGCGGGCGGTGGAGTAACCGCCATAGCCACCGGCGGCGGCGGCGGGGGAGGTGCTGGCGGCGCTGGAACTAGCGGCGTTACTTCCACGGCAGGCACGGGGGGCGTACCCACTGCTGCGACCAATGGCGCTGGCGGTCAAGGCGTGACTGGCACGGTTTCGACCATTGCGACAGCCAACGCTGAACGCGGCGGCGCTGGCGGCGCGGGGAGCAATAACACGCCAACCGCAACCAGTCTTGGCGGTAGTTCTCTGTTTGGCGGCGCTGGCGGCGGCTCAGGCAGCCATCATAGCGCCACAATTCCAAATACAGTCGCGGGCGGCGCTGGCGGCGCAAGCGGATCGTATGTAGCAGGCGGAGGCGGCGCAGTAGGCACAAGCGGCGCGACGCCTACGGCAGGAATAGCGGGAACCGCTGGCACTAGCTACAAAGGCGGCAACGGCGGCGGCGGCGGTGGGGCAACGTATTCAACAACCCTATCTGGCGGTGCTGGCGGTGCTGGCGGGACTAACGGTGGCGGTGGTGGTGGCGGCGGCTGTGGTGGCGCAACGACATCATCTGTTGGCGGTGTAGGCGGCGCGGGCGGGGGTGGCTACGTTGTGGTTGTGAGCTGGTGATCAATCTCGCCTCGACCGACTCGCTAACGCTTGGCACCGCAACGGCTGGCGCTATCAGCGCGCATGTCAGTTGGGTAGATCAGAGTGGCACCACTTTCACGCCCGGACGCACTAACACGGCGTCGATCACAACGATAGCAACCACAACAATTCTTGCCGCCCCAGCGGCTAGCACGCTGCGAAATGCTAAATTTATTAGCCTGTTCAATACGCACGCTACTCTTTCAAACGTCTTAACGTTGCGACATACCGATGGGACAAACCCCATTACAATCCTTACGATCAACCTTGCGGCGAGTGAATCCGTTTCTTGGACTGAAGGACGCGGCTGGACGCGATTTAACAGCAACGGCGTGCCTATCACGCTGGGCCAGACCGGCCCCGTGGATGTGCAGGTATTTACCAGCAGCAAAGATTGGACTAAACCAACGGCGTTCGTACCCACCCAAGTGTTAGTCAAGCTCTGGGGCGGCGGCGGCGGCGGGGGTGGCGGCGGATCTGTTGCTTTTGCCACCGTGTGCAAAGGTGGTACTGGCGGCGGCGGCGGGGCTTGTGCCGTTAGATATTTCTTGGCGTCCGAACTGACGACTACAGTAGCAGTTAGCATTGCAGCATCCGCTACGGGCGGCGCGGGCGGATTAAATTTGGCTGGAAGCGCCGGCAACAACGGCGGGTTATCATCTTTTGGCAATTTTTTGACCGCTTACGGCGGCGGGGGCGGAACTGGCGGGCAAATCTCAGCAGGAACCACCATAGCCGGGGGTGGTGGTGGAACAGGAACCGCCGCAGTTTTAAGCGCCGCAGGACTACCAACCGGTAGCTTTGACGGCGGCGGCGCAACTGGCAGCACGGGCACGCTGCAAGTAGTAAACGAGTTTGGCGGGCTTGGCGGTCAAGGGTCAGCATCCTCTGCATTCCCGGCGGGAACCGTTGTTGGGGTCGCCTCTCTTTTCGGTGGCTCCGGTGGCGGCTGCGCGGGATTCCGAGGAGCCAGCGGCAGTGCAGTAGGGCCAAACACTACGCAAGGCGCTTATGGTCGATTCCCCGGCGCTGCGGGTGTTACCGGCACGACGCCTACAGCAGGCACGGCAGGCGCTGCGGGCAACTCTATCTGGGGCGGCTCTGGCGGGGGCGCGGGCGGCAATAGCAACAACGCAGCAATTAACGGCGCCGTGGGCGGCGCTGGCGGTCAAGGTGGTGGTGGTGGTGGCGGTGGCGGGCTAACTATCGCAAGCAATACCGGCGGGGCTGGCGGTGCAGGCGGGGCCGGATACTGCGTTGTGATTAGCTGGTAGGTGGCTCGCGCAGGGGCATTTGACCCAAACCTAGTCCCGGCTGGTTGGTACGACGAAAGCGCGGTAGTCGAGGGGTTCTTTGACGGCGACTTTATCCCGTTCCCCGTCAGCGGCGGGTATACCTTAACCGCGCTTACCGGCACCTATGCGGTCACCGGTGTTGCCGCAACCCTGCTCCGCAGCAAGGTGCTTACACCTATTGCTGGCAGCTATTCCCTCACCGGTGTAGCGGCCACCATTGCCTACGCGGCTGCCGGGCGCGTGTTAACCGCGCTAGCTGGCAGCTACTCTATCATTGGAGTGAACGCTACCTTGCTACGCAGCAAGGTAATAGCGCCAATTGCGGGCAGCTATGCGGTTACCGGCGTCCCGGCGATAATCACCAAGAGCCGGGTATTATTGCCACTCCCCGGCTCGTATAGTATAACCGGGGTAGCCGCGACACTGGCGCGCACATATTTGATTTCATCGCAGACCGGAACCTATCTGGTCACCGGAGTGCCAGCCACCGTAACTTGGTCGGGCACGCCAACTCCAGCAATAATTTTGCAAGATTACATTGAACTTAGGTCGTTTACGGAAAGAAGGGGATTTTATTAATGGCACTGACACTCAAAGCAATTACCACGCGGCTAGGTTATCAGCAGATAACCTCGTTGACCGCCTCCACCGGCTTAACGGTGCCAACGCAAGACGTGCAGGGTCTAAACTGCCGACCAACCATTGCGATCATAACGCCAGAAACGCAAGGCGTGCGCTGGCGTGATGATGGCGTGGCGCCAACCGCGCTAATCGGCATGCCGCTCGCCGCGGGTGTCACGCTCCAGTACGACGGCGACCTGACGAAGATTTTCTTCTTTGAGCAGGCGGCCAGCGCACGACTCAACATCACCTACTACGCTTGAGGCCGACATGAACATCACCAACGACGGCGCACAAACCGACTACATTACCTACTTTACCAAGCAGCTACCAAAGGACTTAGCCAACATGGCGGCCCTGCGCGACGAGCTAGCATTACGCCAGGGCGCGTTATCTGCGGTGGAAGATTCCACCAAGATGCGCGAAGAAGCGGCTCGCACACTGGCTTCAACCAAGGACGAATGCGCTACGCTAAAAGCTGACGCGCAGGTCAATAATTCTGCGGCGTTGGCTAAAAAGAAGCTGCAAGACGCCCGCGAGGCTGACCTAGACGCCCGCGATGCCGCGGCTACCAAGGCTGCTGAAGATGCCCAAGCCAGCCTAACGTCACAGGCGTTAATGCTGGGCAAATTAGAAGCGGCGCTTATCGCCCGCGAAGGAAAGCTGGAAGAAGGGCTGGCGGTATTGGCAGCCGGAAAGGCTGACCTTGACGCTCGCGTCAAATTATTCCAAGCTAAGGCCGCAGCACTAACTGCATAACCGTACCGGTAAGGTTAACCGGGCGATTCTAAGGAATCATTTCAATGGCTGATGAAGAACTATTAGCGGAGATACCCGCGCCGGAACTGACGTTAACGTCAACGCCAGAACCCGAAGAGACTGAGACGGAAAGTCCGAAAACCTTCACGCAGGAGGAATTGGACTCGATTGTTGGTAGGCGTTTGGCGAAAGAGCAGCGCAAATGGGAACGGCAGGCTACTGCCCCGGCGGCACCCGTAGCGCCACCTGAGGCTGACCAGTTTGATTCTGTTGAGGCTTATGCAGACGCATTAGCTTTGCAGAAGGCTGAGGAACTGGTGAAGCAGCGGGATGTTAAGCAGCAGCAGTCTGTGTTGGTCGAGGCATATCACGACCGGGAGGAAGAGGCGCGGGGCAGGTATAACGACTTCGAGCAAGTCGCTTATAACCCCAACCTTCCAATCACGGCAGCGATGGCCGAAACCATCCAGTCGTCAGAGATAGGGCCGGACATGGCCTATTACTTGGGGGTTAACCCCAAGGAAGCCGACAGGATTTCCAAGCTAGCGCCGTTTGTCCAGGCGAAAGAATTAGGCAGGTTGGAAGCAAAGTTGCTTTCAGAACCGGCCACCAAAAGGGTATCAAGTGCGCCAGATCCGATAGCCGTATCCAAGTCGCGAGGGACATCATCCCCGACGTTCGATACCACTGACCCGCGCAGTATCAAATCGATGACTGCGACCCAGTGGATAGACGCCGAGCGACTTCGACAAGCTAAAAGGATGGAAGCGAAAATCCGCTAATTTTTTAGGAGAACCTAAGTGAGTAATTCACTTCTAACCATTGACATGATCACTCGGAATCCTCGAGAACAACCTAGTGATTACCCGTAACGTTAACCGCCAGTACGACGACAGCTTTGCTGTGCAGGGCGCCAAGATTGGCTCCACGCTTCGCATTCGTTTGCCTGACCGTGCGCTGGTGACTGACGGTGCCGCTCTGCAAGTGCAGGACGACAACGAGCAGTTTACGACCCTGACTGTTTCTACCCAGAAACATATCGGCATGAACTTCACGACTGCCGAATTGACGATGCAGTTGGACGACTTTGCCGATCGTGTGCTCAAGCCCCGCGTCAGCCAGTTGGCCGCAAGCATTGATGCCGACGTTGCGAACGTTTACAAAAACATCTTTGCCTCTGTGGGCACCGCCGGCACGACCCCCAGCACCTCGCTGGTGCTCTTGCAGGCGCAGCAAAAACTGAACGAGGCTGCGGCGTCCATGTCCCCGCGCTATGCGACTGTCTCCCCCGCGGCCAATGCTGGCTTGGTGGAAGGCATGAAGGGGTTGTTCAACCCGGTCAGCACCGTATCCCGCCAGTTCAAGAACGGCATGATGGGCGACGGCGTGTTGGGTTATGACGAGATCAACATGTCTCAGTCTATCCTTCAGCACACCGCCGGCACGCGCTCGCTGACTGACACCATCCTTGTCAATGGCGCTGTGTCCACGCAAGGACAAACCACCATCAGCATCGATGGCGGCACTTTGTCGGCTACGGTAACGGCTGGTGACGTGTTCACCATTGCTGGCGTCTATGCGGTTAATCCGCAGACCCGCCAGTCCACTGGTTCGTTGCAGCAGTTTGTAGTGACAACGGCGAGCACGGCATCCAGCGGCGCCTGGACTAACATTGCAATTCTTCCCGCGATGTACACCAGCGGCAACGCGCTGGCGACCATTGATGCCTTCCCGGCTGATAATGCGGCGGTCACGTTCATTGGCACTGCCTCCACGCAGTACCCGCAGAACTTGGTTTACCACAAGGACGCCATCACTTTCGCGACCGCCGACCTTCTGCTGCCACAAGGCGTAGACATGGCTTCGCGTCAGGTGCATAACGGCATCAGCCTGCGTATCGTGCGTCAGTACGACATCAATAACGACCGTATGCCTTGCAGAATTGATGTTCTGTACGGGTTCGCGGTTATTCGGCCCGCAATGGCCTGCCGGCTCTGGGGCTAAGGAGAAAACATTATGGCACTAGCATCAATTGGCGGCGGCTATCAGTTTACTGATGGCAACCAGAACGAACTTTCTATGGGCACGCAGGCGGCCCCACAGACGGCAACGGTAACGGCTACCTTAACGGTAGCGCAGGTTACTGGCGGTCTGTTGGTGGCGACTCCAGGTGGTTCCACGGCGTCTTACACGTTGCCTACCGGCACGCTGCTCGACGCGCAAATGACCAACATGAAAGTGAACAGCACTTTCTTGCTGATGATCGTGAACGTCACCTCCGTAACCGGTGTTATCACCATTGTGGCCGGCACGGGCATCACGCTTGTGGGCACGGCGACTATCGGCCTTAGCGCCGCTGCGTCTACCTCGCCTGCTGGTGTCGCGCAGTTCTTGTTCCGTAAAACGGACACTGCTGCGTACACGGTCTATCGTGTAAGCTAAAGAGCCGGGGGGAGCAATCCCCCCGTCTTCTTTTTGT